GCTATCAACACGCTGTTAGGGGTCGAGGCATGATGCACAGTAACATTGTCGGCGGCTCGACCGCCAAGCGCGTCATCAACTGTCCTGGCAGTGTGCCGTTGGTGCAGCAAATGCCACCGCAGGTTGAGAGCAAGTACGCCGCTGAAGGTACGCTACTGCACGCCTGCATGGAGGAATTGCTCACAGACGCGATCGTTGATGATGTCGCCGTCAAGCATAACTTGAACGATGACCAGATCGACAAGTTGCACTTTTGTATTAGTGCTCTCGACCAGATCGACCCTGACCAGACCATGCAGTTTGCTCAAGAAGTGCAGGTCGAGTTTGAAGGTGTTAAAGGTCTTGAAGGTGTGTTTGGCAACGTCGATCTGATCGGACGCATCGGCGATACGGTTGTGATCCTTGATTGGAAGTTTGGTGATGGCGTCATCGTCAACGCCGAGGAAAACTATCAAGGGTTGTTCTACGCTGCTGCTGCGATGGCGACCAAAAAACTATCGTGGGTGTTTTACGGTGCGACGGAAATCGAGATCATCATCGTCCAGCCGCCCGCGATGCGACGCTGGGTGACGACGTTTGAGCGCGTTGCGGCCTTCCAAGCAGAACTGCAAACCGCTGTGACGCTAGCAAGCAAACCCAACGCACCGCTTGCGATTGGCGATTGGTGCCGCTGGTGTACAGCAAAGCCGATCTGCCCTCAGATGACCGGCGAGATCGACCGCGTGGTGCACCTGAAACTTGATGCGCTTGCACCTGAAGATTTAACGCGTGCGCTCGATCTGGCTGACAAGCTAGAGTCATTTATCAACGATGCGCGTCGGTTGGCCTTTGAGCGGCTTGAGAAAAATATGCCCGTGCCTGGGTATAAATTGGTAAGTAAGCGTGCAACGCGTCAGTGGGCCGATGAAGCGAAAGCATCTGCTGCGCTTGCAGGTCTTGGTGTCAGTCAAAATGAGTTGTATAAGAAGGAATTGATTAGCCCTGCTCAAGCTGAGAAGGTGCTAAAAAAGAGCAAGCTAGCACTGCCCGATGATCTTGTCGTGGCCGTGTCGAGCGGCAGCACGTTAGCGCCGGAGAGCGATCCTCGGCCTGCCGTGCTCAACGTGGGTATGCACTTAACTGCTGCCCTTTCTAAACTCCAGTAAGGAAATCGTGATGTCAAACTTAGTAACGTTCAGTCAAGCAAACCTCCCGTCCGTAGCAAGTCTATCGACCGCGCTACGCACACTCGAAAAAGATGTCGTATCGGGTGTTGTCATTCTTAAGATGGATAAGACCGGCCATTGGGTCTTTGGTGCAGACCAGACCGAGATTGAAGAAGGCTCAACATGGGCCGTCAATCCTTTCTCGTTCGTCCACGGCTATATTGCGTGGGGCGATGGTGAGGTCTTATCTGAGAAGATGGTGTCGGTGTCGCAGCCTTTGCCCGAAACGAACGTCGCGCCACCAGGTGCGAAGAAGGGCTGGGAAGCCCAAGTCGGAATGTCGCTTAAGTGTCTCTCAGGCGACGATGAAGGCATGGAAGCCCGCTACACCACCACGTCTGTTGGTGGTAAGCGCAGCGTACAGACGCTCGCGCTAGCGATCGCCGCGCAGGTTGAGAAGGATCAAACCAAACCTGTGCCGATCGTGAGGCTCAAGAAGGACCACTACACGCACAAAAGCTATGGCAAGATATTTACGCCGGTTTTTGAGATTGTGGAGTGGGTAAGCATGGAAGGCAAAACGAAAGATGTTGACGCACCTGAAGAGGTGAACGCGCCTGAAGAAGCTACCCCTGCTGCTGAAGATGCGCCGCGTCGTCGTCGTCGCGTAGCTTAATTTGCTTTGAAGGCCACGGTAGCGATACTGTGGCCTTTTTCTTTCTGGAGAGATACATGGATCACCCCTATGAAACGATTGTTCACCTTATCAAGGAATATAAGAATCTATGCGATATGTGTGATTCGGTTGGTGCGCTTGAGTGCGCGATGCGGATCAGGCGTGCCGCTTCGGAGCTTGTTGTGTTGGCTGCACAAAATGCTGAACCGACGCTGGGTCAGTAGATGAGTGTCCTGTGGGTTGACTTTGAGACTCGCAGCCGCTGTGACCTAACGACCAAAGGCGTTTACAACTACGCTCAAGACGCAAGCACGGACGTGCTGTGCATGTCCTACGCGTTTGATGATGAGGACGTTGTGACGTGGACGCCTGCGTTACCCTTCCCTGAGCGCGTGCGCCAGCACACCGGCCAGATACGCGCTCATAACGCAGCGTTTGAGCGTCTGATCTGCTGGTACGTGCTGCACATCAACTACGACCTTGAGCAGTTCTACTGCACGGCTACTCAAGCGAGGGCTAACTGTGCGCCTGGTTCGCTTGAGGACGTAGGACGGTTTGCAAGCGCTGACATGCGTAAGGACTACCGTGGCTCGCAACTGATCAGGCGGCTATGTTTGCCGCAGGCAGACGGCAATTTTTACCGCGACGAGGCATTATTTGCCGAGTTGGTGTCGTATTGCGAACAAGACGTGAAAGCCATGCGTGCCATTTCCACGGCTATGCGCGATCTGTCGGCTGAAGAGCTTGCTGACTACCATGTAAACGAGCGCATCAACGATCGTGGCGTGCTGGTCGATGTGGCGCTGTGCAAGGCAGCGGTGCAGTACGCAAGCGATGAGTTGGTCGAGATCGAGCAGATCGTGGCTGACGTGACGCAGGGCGCGATTGCGAGCGTGCGTAGTCCTAAGATGAAGCAGTGGGTCATAGATCGCGTGGGACCGCAGGCGCTGGCGCTCATGGCGTCGCATAAGGACGGTGAGAAGAAGTATTCCATCGATAAGACCGTGCGAGCTAACTTGCTTGCAATGGACGATCCTGAGCAGGTGCCACCGGATGTGGCCGAAGTGATCCAGTGCGCTGACGATCTGTGGGCGTCGTCAGTTGCGAAGTTCAGTCGCCTAGCTGCGCTGGCTGATGATGAGGATCATCGGGTGCGTGGTGCGTTTGTGTTTGCTGGTGGGTCGGCTACGGGCCGTGCGTCATCCTACGGCGCTCAGGTACATAATTTCACACGCAAGTGTGCTGACGATCCAGAGGCTGTCCGTACTGCGATGGTGCGCGGCCACAAGATCGTGCCGACCTACGGGCGACGCGTCACAGACGTGCTTAAAGGGATGCTGCGCCCTGCGCTGACGCCTGCGCCTGGGCATGTGCTCGTCGTCGCTGATTGGGCGGCGATCGAGGCACGGATGAACCCGTGGCTGTCAGCGCACACTACGTCTGAGGCTAAGTTGGACTTATTTCGCACGGGCGCAGACATCTACAAACACAATGCGAGCCGGACGTTTAACGTGCCTGTTGACGCGATCGATAAAGAGCAACGACAGATCGGCAAGGTCCAAGAGCTGGCTTGTGGTTACGGTGGTGGTGTCGGTGCGTTCGCCTCGATGGGGCGCATCTATGGCGTTAACTTACCAGAAGCTGACAGCAGGCGCATGGTGGACGCGTGGCGACGCGCTAACCCGTGGGCTGTGCATTACTGGCAGGCGCTTGAGTCGGCGTATACGCGTGCGATGAGGAACCCAAAGTCTGAGTTTAAGGCTGGCCGTGTGACTTACTATTTTGATGGTCAGCACCTATGGTACGCGCTGCCGTCAGGACGCATCCTATGCTACCCCTACGCTCGCATGGACGCTGATGGTGTGTCTTATGCCAAGGCGTCATGGAAACCCGCGCAGGACGCCAAGGAATGGCCTCGTGCGCGGTTGTGGAAGGGTCTAGCGGCAGAGAACATCTGCCAAGCTGCGGCTAACGACATCTTGCGTGCGTCGCTGCGCCAACTCGACGGCGTGGTGTTGCACGTCCATGATGAGATTGTGCTTGAGGTGCCAGCGTCGCAGGCTGACGAAGCCGCGCAGGCGCTGCACCGCGTGATGTGCTCACCGCCTGCCTGGGCGCAGGGGTTACCTTTAGATGCTGAAGTTTCAACAATGACGAGGTATGGAAAATGACAACATTTATTGATTTTTTAATGTCCCTTGCACCAGAGGGCGAGACAGCGCTGCTGGTGCGACAAAAGCCGCTACTGAAAGACGGTCAATTGCAATTCCACGCTGACGGCGCGATCAAGTGTACGTGGCCTGCTTATCTGCCCAAGGACGCCAAGATCAAGGCCGATCAGGCTTGGTACGGCAACACGGCATCGTTCATCATCGATCGTTTCGGTGAGCACGTCTCAGCGTCAACGGCTAACTGTGAGTATTGCCTGGTGATGGTGCTTGATGACGTGGGCACCAAGAGTAAGACACCACCGCTTGCGCCGACGTGGGTGATGGAGACCTCGCCTGGGTCGTTTCAGTGGGGCTACGCCTTTGCTGAACAGCCCACCAAGGGTGAGTTTGCTGCGGCCATGCGTGCGATCGCCGATGCAGGCTACACCGACCCTGGGGCGCTTAACGCCGTGCGTAATTTTCGCTTACCTGGCTCGGTCAATCTTAAGCCTGGTCGCAACAGTTTTGCCTCGCGTCTGGTCGAGTTTCATCCAGAGCGTGACTTCTCGCTCGCTCAGATATGCGAGGCGCTGGGCGTGTCGCCTGCTGAAGCTGATGGCGCAGGTCCACAGCCGATCAAGATCGTTGACACAGGTAATGATGATGTGTTCGCGTGGCTCGCCTCGCAGGGTCTGGTCGTATCTAAACCCAACGCTGAGGGCTGGGCGGGTGTCATCTGCCCGAACCATGCCCAACACACGGACGGCAACCCTGAGGGGCGCTATAAACCCTCTATGCGGGCCTACTGTTGCCTGCACTCGCACTGCGTTGATCTTGATACCAAGGCTTTCTTGGCGTGGGTCGCTGAGAACGGCGGTCCAGCTCACGCGCTGGGGCTGCGCGACGATCTGCTGGCGAGCACCATGCAGACAACGCTTGAGAAGTTAGAGCCGAGCACCTTTTTTAGCGACGACGCCAAGAAGTTGATTGAAGAAGTTGAGCGTAAAGAGCTTGGGCGTGTCGAGATGAAGGGCTGGTTCCAACGCTTTGCTTACATCTTGAGCGATGACTCGTTTTTTGATATGCAGGATCGGCGCGAGGTGCCGAGGTGGGTTTTTAACGCGCTCTATCGCCATGTCAATTGCGTATCCATTAACAGCAAGAGGAAGATCGAAGCTGCAACGTGTTTCGATGAGCAGCGCCAAGCGATGGGCGCTCGCACCTTGGTCGGTGTGACCTACGCCGCGGGTGAGTCGATGCTAGTGACGCGTGATGGTGACGTCTACGGCAACCGTTGGCGCGATGCGCGGCCTGCTGTCGATAAGACCCTTGTGCGCGATATATCGCCTTGGCTTGAGCACTGCGAGCGCTTGGTGCCTGATGTGACCGAGCGCGAGCATTTGTTTAACATCATGGCCTATAAGCTCCAGCACCCTGATGTCAAGATCAACCATGCCGTGCTGCATGGCGGCGACCAAGGGTGCGGTAAAGACACCATGTGGGCACCTCTTCTATGGGCTGTGTGCGGGCCAGGGCTGAAAAATCGCGGTTTGCTCGATAACGATACGCTGAGCCTCCAGTGGGGCTACCAACTTGAGTGTGAGATTCTCGTCATCAATGAGTTGAAAGAACCTGAAGCCGCTGCGCGGCGTGCGCTGGCTAATCGGCTCAAGCCGATCATCGCTGCACCTCCAGAGATGCTACCGATCAACCGTAAGGGTCTGCATCCCTATGACATGCTCAACAGGGCGTTCGTTTTGTCGTTTACCAATGATTCGCTCCCCATATCGCTTGACTCGCAGGATCGGCGCTGGTTCTGTATATGGTCGCGTGCGCCTAAGATGGTCGATCGCCAAGCGCAGCTATTGTGGGATTGGTACAAGTCCGAGGGTTTTGTTTCCATAGCAGCATGGCTCTATCAACGCGACGTGTCGGCGTTTAATCCGGCTGCAACGCCAGGATGGACCGAATTCAAGTTCAACCTTATTGAGCACTCCATGAGCACGTCTGAATCGTTTTTAGTGGAGATGATGCGGAACAGACAAGGCGAGTTTAGCCGTGGTGTTGTGGGGTCGCCCTTCCATCTATTGATTGATCGCTTATCCGGTGGTCTGCCTGCTGGCGTGAAAATCCATCAGTCAGCGCTGCTGCACGCTTTGAAGGAAGCTGGATGGGTTGACGTGGGCCGGTTAGCGTCATCTGAGTTTCAGACCAAAAAACATATCTTTGCCGTGTCTGAATTGGCAAGCAAGCTGTCGAAATCAGAGCTTCGGCGCATGGTCGAGGAAACAGCGCCGACCAAAATGGCATTAGTTAAGTAGCGCGGGATAAAAAAAGCCCGTCTACTGACGGGCTTAAAAGTGGGGCGGGAAGGCCCAACTTGAGGAGAAGTTCCAACACTACAAGTCTAGCATTTCGCTAATCAACCACGCAAGCATAGCGCCTAAGATAATGATCAGCATAGCGGCATGGTCCAAGTTCTAAACGCTTGTTGCTTCGCCATCGTATCGGGGCACTCTTTCGAAGGTGGTATCCATCCATGCCTGCGCCACACTTGCTCCACTGGTATGCACCAGTCGCGCGGGTCGATCTGACAATCCATCAACGTGAGCCACAAAGGCGGCTTGTTTTCGTCTTCCATGCTGTTAGTCCTCAGCTAGTTTAAATGTGGCATAGAGCCAGCAACAACGTTCAAAGCCTTTGTTGTCATGTCTCAAGTGTTCGGAAGGTTTATCAGTGCCAAGCGGAAACTTATATAGATCGGAGCACTCAAAGCCTTCCTCTTTCATGGCTTGGCATAATTCTCCGAACTTTTCTCTGCCAACAGCTACCTTGAAGCCAGTGCCAAGGTGTCCAACAGCAAGCCATGACTCACAGGCTTCTATTCGTTTCATAATTGCTAATCGTTCATCCCATGACCTATTTGTGTAAGCAAGTTTCATGCTGTTAGTCCTATAGGTTGAAAAACACGGCAGCGCCGAGCGCGACGCCGAATATGAGCGCAACGGTCCAATCAAGTAAAAAGTCGATCATGTTAGTCCTTTCAATAAGTTGCTTCGCCATAGGTTTCAACAGTTTTCTTGTCGCGTATCAGTTTGATGTCGCGTCGTTTAAAGGCGTGCAATGATGGGAACGGCCAACCATTGCGCGACGGTATGCGCACAATGTAAAGGCCGTTTTCTACGCGATCGATGACGCCGACACCCTTCGGCGTCGTCACGCGTGTGTCGGGTTTCATACGTGCGCGTCTTCGTCAGCGTCTTCGTCAGCGTCTTCGTCAGCGTCTTCGTCAGCGTCTTCGTCAGCGTAGGCGTCAATGACATGCTCGGCAATTTCGACCCAATTGACGTCGGACAGGAAAGCTAGCGCGTAATCGCGTGCAAAACCTTCGCTTGACGTTTCAAAAATATAATCCTCGGCCCAATCTTTGAGGTCTAAGCCAAGATGATAAGCAGACTTTTTAAGATCAAACCCTTCAGGTGCTTGACCATCAAACATTTCAAGATTGACGCGCCAAGTTGCATAGTTAGCCCAGCCGTTATAGTTAGTTTTGCTCATGCTTGGCTCCCAAGTTCGGAGGGGATCTCCACTTCGTCGCCTAGCTTGCTGGCCACATAACAGCGCATAGCGGCGATTAGGGGCGTGGGGCCTTCGCTTTCTGATATATACATGGTAGCAGCCCAAAACTCACGCGCGTCACATAGAATTGATTGAAGGTTTATTTTCTCTCGCTGAATGATCGGCCCACCTTGCGCCCAATCTGTTGAGTAACTTAGTTCCCACAAGTCCATCACCCCATACTCTTTTCTTGGGGGCCAGATACCAAGTTGCGGCTCGTGTGGCCTACGTCCTGCAATTTTATGCAAGCCTGTGTATCCTTCGCACTTCGCCACTGCCCAATCAAGGGCAGCTCCTGTTAGTTCACTAGTTTTCATAATTGATTGTCCTTTAGTTGATTGATTGCATGGCAGCATAATGCTTGCCCCTATACGCCCATGTTAGTAGGCGCATAAAGTCAAACACTAGGCCAGCTTCGCCCATGCTGGGATCATAGGCTTGTCAGCATCGACGCGCATGGGCATGACAATGACAATTGACTCATCACGCAATCCAGTGACCTGCGCTGCGCTGCGTCCGTTGTGGTGGATGACAACGTTGTGCCAATCGACGTTTAAGGCCTTGCGTGCGTCGTTTAATCGAGTCATTAGCTCAAGATTGAAATGCGCAACTTCGCCTGATAACGTCGCAGGGATGACTCGACGCCAATCGGGGAACTTGCCGTCGACTAATGTATTGCTGACGGATGTTAGGCCAGTTATCTTGTACGTTGTATTGTGCTTGATCATAACGCCAGGCCGATCGGGATCAGGTGTTGGCGCGGGTTCGTTGATTTCGATCGTGATCGGCAGCGCGTGTTTGCCTGCCTTCATGGGTTTAACTGCTTCAAGATCAGCGCGATTGATAATGTACTCGCCTGTCAATTTGTTTTCAACGTCAGCCTCAGGCACGGCAATTGACATGAGCATGTGTCCGTCCGTTGCGACCAACGCAACGCGATCGCGCGTCGCATCAATTGCAATGCTGTTGAGGTAGTAGCGCAGATCGTTTTTAGCTGCGAAGACTAATAAGGCTTTAATGATCGAATGGTCGACGGTAATTTTCATGATTGGCAATCCCCTTTTGTTTGTTTGGACCTTCAGTGTAAGACATTGTTTTGTAGATTGCAAGTTATGGGTCGAATTGGCAATTAAATTTTATAGCGATGGCAATGGAAAAAGGGAGAATTGCCAATTGGCGCGGCTTGTAAGCGTCTGATTCGATGAGGGAAAAAGGGCTATTGGCAAAATTGTCATCGTTTTTTCAAAAAAAAGAGGGGGGGTGATATGTGTTGGTCTGCGCTGACTTAAAAAGGCTGACAATTTTGCCAATATTGCCAAGGTTTTGGCCCCGATGAGGGACGCCACAACACCGCGCCAAACCTCTCTTTGACGGTTTTCTCTCCAATCATTGGCAATCTTGGCAATGGCAAACGAATTGCCAATATTGCCAATCAACTAACCGGATTGGCAATCTTGGCAATGGCAAAACCAATTGCCAATCTTGCCAAAACTGCCAATGATCCGACCGCTCGACCGCTCGACCGCTCGACCGCTCGACCGCTCGACCGCTCGACCACGCCGACCCCGATCGACCACGCACCAGGCACGCGCTGCCAGGCATGGATCGTTATGCCGATCAGATCGGGCATCGTTCTGTTTGCTAGATCGCTTTTTGCAGTTGGCTTTTTGCTGGCAAAGCCCCCCCAGGGCCGACGGCCTGGCCGGTCAGGGCCGGTGGGTCCACAAGAAATTTTTTTATTTTTACTCGCCCAACAGCCCACTAAGTTAAAAATTTTTTTTATTTTTAATAGCCTAACAGCAAGCCTGTATACAAAAGTATTAGAATGTCTTACGCTCGCGTTGTAGCGACGTTAGGTCATCTTGGTAAAATTGGCACATGTTTAAAAGTCTTCCTCTTACAACGCGTGAGATCAAAGCGACCGAAGCGGTACTGGAGCGCATATACGACGCTGCGTATCTAGGTTTGAAAGAAGATTCGTTGGCGTTAGCAGCAGGGTTGTTACCTGTAGAGTACCGGCTCTTGAAACAGCATGACAAACTTGCCGAGATTGCCGAACTCAAGGGACGCGCTGATAGTGAGCGCGAGCACAGCCAGCACATGTTGAACGCTGCGCGGAATGGCGACGCTAAGGCAGCGCTAGAGATACTGAAGCACACGCATGGTTGGGTCGCCAAGCAAGCCGTTAGTATTGAGGTCGATCAGCGCATTAGTGTGATTGACGCGCTACGTGCTGCGGAGACGCGTGTGGATGAAGGTAAAGTGATTGATGTAACGCCAAGTGAAAAGCTAACCCATGCAAAAGCCGATATACAGTCCGGAAGACGAGCAACTGCTGATGACGCGGTTGTGGTCCCCCGCGATTAAAGACGACCCTGAAGCGTTCGTATTGTTTGCGTTTCCGTGGGGTACTCAAGGTACACCTCTTGAACATCATAGAGGGCCAAGGAAATGGCAACGCGATGTACTGAGAGAAATTAAGCAGCATATCCAAAAGAATAAGACAGTCACCGCGTTTGAAGTTTTTAAGATGGCTGTTTCATCGGGCCGTGGTATTGGTAAGTCGGCGTTGGTGAGCTGGATTGTGCTTTGGATGATTACGACTAGGATAGGTTCTTCGGTCATAGTGTCAGCCAACTCAGAAGCCCAGTTAAGGTCTATCACATGGGCTGAAATAACTAAGTGGCTTGCTATGATGATTAACAGCCATTGGTGGGAAATATCAGCTACTCGAATCACACCTGCAAAATGGTTAACAGAATTAGTAGAACGCGACCTTAAAAAAGGTACAAGATATTGGGGCGCAGAAGGCCGTCTATGGTCGGAAGAGAATCCAGATTCTTACGCTGGCTTACATAATTCAGATGGTGTTTTATTAATTTTTGATGAAGCATCAGGCATCCCCGATGCTATTTGGGATGTAGCTCAAGGCTTTTTTACTGAAAATACACCCCACCGATTTTGGGCTGCGTTCAGTAACCCGCGCCGCAACACAGGGTACTTCTTTGAGTGCTTCCACGCCAAGCGTGACTTTTGGACAACGCGTCAGGTGGACGCAAGGACGGTCGAGGACACTGACAAGCAGGTCTATAGGCAGATCATCG